GCACAGATTGGTATGAGGATTGGTCATGCAGTAGAGATACATGTACCTGTCCTCCGGCGTGAAATCGTCTACAACCTTGCTGTCCTGCCAGAAGTCCATGCTGATATTCCGATAATTTGCCATTGTGTTTCACCTCCTCGTGGGGCTGCCCGGATAGCCGGGCGGTCACACATCAGAACGGAAGCTCTCCGTCGTCCTCATCCACGGGCGAAAAGCCGCCGCCATAATCGGAAGCAGGATAGCCGCCAGCGGGCGCGCCGTAACTGCTGGCCGGAGCGGTACCGTAGCCCTGCGGCTGATAGCCGCCCTGATATCCGCCGCCGTCACCATCGCGCTTGCTGTCACCGAAATAGACATTGTCGGCTACGATTTCTGCGCTGCGGCGCTTGTTGCCGTTGTTGTCCTGCCAGTCACGGATCTGAAGTCGGCCTTCCACCACAGCCATGCGACCCTTTGCAAAGTATTTGCAGACGAATTCAGCGGTAGTTCGCCAGGCAACGATGTCGATGAAATCCGTTTCCTTTTCCCCGGACTGGCTTTTGAAATCGCGGTCGCAGGCGACGGAGAAGCTGGTCACAGAAAGGCCGGACTGTGTACGGCGCAGTTCCGGGTCACGGGTCAGTCGGCCCATGACAACAATCTTATTCAGCATCGTTTCCCGCCTCCGGTGCTCCCTCGGCATTGAGGACAGCCGCCGACACTTTCAGCCATGCCGCTTTTCTTGCCTTCTGAATGGCGGCGAGAACTCTGTCGACATTGTAGCTGTTCTCTCCCTTGATGGTCGCTTCCAGCACATCACGCTCAGTTTCGGCGCGGATCAGCTCCTCGTAGCGATCCTGCGGGACGAGGACAAAGCCGGGGTCAAGCATCAGGTCAGCGACCAGCTCAGCGGGGGTCTTTTTGGTATCTTCCATAACGGTCTCCTTTCGTTTCTTTCTCAATGATTTCGATGGCCTTGCGGCACTGGCCGACATCAAACATTCCGATGTGGGTCTTCTCCACGGGCAAGCCCATCTTCTGGGCAAGCCACGCATAGGCCGCGTTGCGATGGCCGCGAAAGCGGCCATACTTCCACAGAGGGTCAAATACGGCGTGTGCAGCCTTTTTCCAGTTCCGCAGTTCCGCATTGGCAAGGCGGCCGAGGGGCTTATCCGTCCCCTTATGCACACCGACGTATGCCATGCAGTTCCGGCAGAGATAGATTTTGCCGTAGCTCTTGCCGTAGATGACCTTGCTGTCGACATACTCAGTCTCTCGACCGCAGTAGTCACAATAAACTTTCCTCACGGATGCCATGCCTCCTTGTATCTGGCGATCTGCTCGGGGGTGTCGGTTTCGATGCCGACCTCCTGGCACTCGGAAATGATGCCGTCCAGAAAGACGCTCATTTCTTTCGTGGAATATTCGCTGGTGCCTTTGATCGCCCGGTAATGAATGAACTTCTTCCCCTCGACATAACCGACGCCGGTTTCGGCGTAGTGCCGAGCCACCAGCGCGGGAGGGACGCCCTCCCGCAGGGAGAACAGCACCTTGCACTCGTTTCCGGCCTCGTCGGTGTATGTCTCGCCGGTGCCGTAGCGCCGGAGCATTTCCTCGTAAACGGAGTCCTTGTCCGACTTCACCGCGACGGCCAGTTTCTCAATCAGCGACCATGCGTAGTTGTTCGCGTTGAGACTTCGGGGGATGACGCGCCTTTTGATGGAGAATGTGATCTCCTGATCGCCGAGCGCGTCCCACAGCTTCTTGCAGCTCTCTCTGGTCGTGATGGTCAGCACGCTTTCTCCGGTGCGGGAGAACGACCAGTCTTTCAGCTTGCCGTTCATAGCGTCGCCCACTTCTCCTGGTATACCTGCATCAGATCGGTCGCGCGCAGCCAGTCGAGGAAATCGGAAATGACAGGGAAAATACTGGGCGCTTCCTCACGGCGGTACGTTTCCGGCCATACCGCACTCCCGTTGCTGGCAAGATAGGTGAACTGCCGCGCTTCAGGAATCAGCTCGAAGTAGGTGGGGTGCTGTGTGCTGGAAAAGAACTTTCCGGTGTCGTAGCTCTTGGTAAATTTGATGTCGATGATCTCCCCAGCTTTCAGACAGTCCAGACGGCCATACAAAAGAAGGCTCATACCGCCGACCTCCACAATCTTCTTGGCTTTGTACTGGAGGACGCCACCGGCGCAGCGCCGGGCGACCTTTTCTGCGGCGGCATGCCACGGATCGTTGGGATCGGCGCGGCCGTTGATGATGTCCGTCACCATGTCCTCGAACTTGATGCCGTTCTGCATGGCCTCCGTGGTCGGCGTCGGCTCACGGCGCAGCGTCTGCATGAATTCGCCCATCGGATCGCGCTCTGTCGTCATGTCCTCGTAGGGGTTTTCCTTCATGGTGTAGAGCCAGGACGCCAACAGGGAATGGGTCATCAGGTAGCGTCCCATTTACTCCGCCTCCTTTGCCTCCTCGGGCGCGGGCGTGTATTTCTTCAAAACCTTGTCGAAGAACAGGCCGCATTCCTTGATCTTTTTGTTCCAGAGAACGCCCAGCTCCTTGTTGGAGGTCAGCGCGTGCTTAATGGCCTGATATTTCGGCATGGCGGCGTTGGCGGTGTCGGCATCGACAATGCCGGCGATGATGGCCGTGCCCTCAACCATCGCGGCCTCGTATGCCGCCTGATCAACAGCGTTCTGCTCGACCTCGGCAGTGGCCTTGGCGTTGTACTCGGCGAACAGCTTCGTCAGGAAGTCATTAGGGCTGGTCGGGCCGAGTGCGGGGATCTTGCGAATGCCGGAGATGCCGCGCGTCCCCTTGGCGAAATACCTCTCGCAGTTGGAGAAGCCAATGGTGCGGTCATTGCCGTAAATCTCCACGAAGCCGCCCAAGTCCATAGGCTCCCAGACGTTGTTTTTCGTCTGGCCCTCGACCTTGATACGGAGGCGAGTGTTGTCGCCGTCCTTTTCCTCCGTGGCGTGGAACACGATGACGATGTTCTTCTGCAGCTCATAGAAGCAGTAGTCCATCAGCCGGACGAATTCCTTGCCAACAAAGCCGTAGCCTTTGAGGGAGAGGCTGCCGTCGCGCTGACCATACTTCGGGTCTTTCTTGATGGCCCACAGGGACATCAGCGAGATCAGCTTGCCGCCGGTATCAAAAACCAGCGTGTCGAAGTCCTGAAGATTGATGGGGGTGAGATCGCCGAGGATCTCGTCGTAGCTCTGGGGCTGGATGTACGGCTTGCGGTAGCGCGGCTCGATGCGGTCGATACCGAAGTCAACGTCGATGTGCAGGGGATTGGGGGCGGACAGCGCCAGAGTGGATTTTCCGATGCCGGGATAACCGGCGATCAGCATGCGGATTTTCTTCGCGCCCTCCTGGATGTCGTTCGGGTTTCTAATCATGGTGATAGCTCCTTTCAGTTGGTAGCGGCTTCGCGCCGCAGAGTGATGATTTCGTGGCACCGGAAACCGAAATTGCTTTCCCGGTACATTTCGGTCAGCTTGAAGTGCTCCTCATCATAAACGCTGGAACAGTTCAGCAAGCCCTCGGTCTTGTCCGGGTGATAGGCGCGGAATGCGGAGCAGGCCGAGCGACGGTCCGTGGCGTCAACCTCAGTCCAGCCGCCGAAAAACGGCTGGCCTTCGGTACCGTAGGTGAAATAGAAATTTGGCATATCAACCTCCGTTAGTCTGCAAACGGCTCGCAGATGGAGAACTTAAAGCCGCCCTCAATTTCTTCGATGGAATAATAGCCCGCGAAGTAATAGCCAGGGTCGTTAGACTTGGGGCCACCATAGCGGATGTTCGCGTGGAACTCGCCAGAAGGCGGGACGATGCGCTTGTAGAGATTTTCAAAGCACCATTTGATGACTTCCTCCTTGGTCATATCCGTCTGCACATTCCACACACGGAAGAAATCTCCATACGGCTTATACTGACCACAATGAATCTGTTTTGCTTCAATCATCTGTCTTTACTCCTTTCTGGGGAAGCACTCCGGCTCCTCCCATGCGTCGGACTGCTTGATGCAGATATCGCAGCCGACGATATTCAAATCTTTGTCTCTGAAAATTTCCTCGCACTCTTCACCACAGACGGGGCAAATCGGGAAGGTCGGCTCCTTGCCGTCCGGGTAGCCGGTGCGCTCCATGTTTTGGATAACGGGGTGGTCTGGCAGATCGTAGTTCATTCGGTTTCACCTGCCTCTGCGATGTAGCGGCGGACGGTGGCGGTCAGCCAGTCCTGTGTGGTGGCGTAGCCCTCAGCCTCTATCAGCCGTTGCAACGCCTCGTAGTCGGCGGTTTCGAGCCTTGCCGAGATACGACAGGTCAGCCGGTGTGCGTCCTTTTTGGCCGTCTTGCGGCTCTCTGCCAGCTCCGGTGCGAAGTGCGAATAAAGCGCCGCCATCGCGTCTGGCCGCAGGCTCACGCCGTAGGCGTCTCCGTTCTCGCACTTGCTTTGAACGGTCTTGTCGTACTTGGGGTAGATGGCTTGTACCACTGCGACCATATCCTTGGCCGGTATCTGCTTGGAAAGCCGCAGCTCTCTCAGCTCTTCAGCCACGGTCGCACCTCCTTTGTTCTTGACGCGGCTCGACCCGACTGGTAAACTGTGTACGGGTATCCATTTGCCTGAGTCCGTTCCCGTTGCGCCGGGGCGGGCTCTTTTTTTGTTTCTGCGCGGCAATCACAGGCCTCGCCGGGGTCGTTATTACTGCCGCAGTAAGGGCAAGTCCGGTAATATGCCATCTTCATCACTCCTTTCGAATTGCTGCGGCCTCGGCCGCTTTCATTGTGGCAACCTGTTCGTCCAGCCATTCCGCATTGCCGGGAACAGCTAAAAATGCTTTGAAACACTCCAGCGTCTTTGCTGCAAGGTGCATACGGACATGCTCGGGGATCAGCGATGTGTCGATTTTGATTTCATCGGTCAGCTCGCCTTCGAGGGATATTCGGCGGTCATCCTGGCTGGCGCTTCCGGGCAAAGTGCTCACCTCCTTACGTACTGTTTAGCCGATTAAACACCCTTGGTAAAAAAAATACGGTCTACGGTGGTATCGAGCGCCTGCGCAAGTTTGACCAGCGTCTTCGAGGTTGTCGTTCGGTCGATGCCATTTTCAAGGGCAGAAATAGTCCCACGGCTTACTCCGCTCTTCTCTGCCAGCTCTTCCTGCGTCATTTTCATGGCTTCGCGCAGTTCCTTAATCTTGTAGCCCATGCCGTTTCCTCCTTTCTTGGTTGACGGAAGTGTTCAACCGATTACACAGACATACTACACTATGCACAAGGGCGTGTCAAGTGGGTTGCACAAAAAATGTTCAATAAATTTCACAGCCGCATTGACACCGGCCGCACCTCAATGTATAATGTATTAAACAAATTTAGGGGGACATTCTCATGACGCTCAGTGATTTCGTGAAGGAATATCGCAAAGAACACGACTTGTCGCAGCGCCAGTTTGCGGCTATCTGCGGTCTGTCAAACGGCTATATTTCCATGCTGGAGAGAAACTTGAACCCTAAGACCGGACTTCCGCTAACGCCATCTCTGCCGGCTCTCAAAAAGATTTCCACAGCTATGGGGATGTCTCTGGGA